AACTGGAGCTTGAACCCCTCCACCACTTCAGCTTGAAGTATATCGAGGGGCATATCCGCAAGGGGATTGAGAACCAGATTGAAGCCGAGACCTTATTGGCCCCACCCGTGGAGGGGGATCGGGCCAAACTGATCTGTCGGTCGTGTGCGGTGCGTGACGCCTGCTATCTGCTTGGCAGGCAAGAGGGCTATCGTATGGACGACCAGAAAGCCTTTGTGAGTCCCAGTGTCGTGAAGGAGGCCCTGGATGCCACCGATTAATGAACAGCGACAAGCATCCCGTCAGAGGATCAGGGTTTTCCTGGTCCTCGGCCTTCTGATCTTCCTCCTGGCGGTGGGGGTGGACACACTGATTTTCTGGGCCATGGCGACGATTGGCCTGGGCTGGCACCTGGGGGTGTATCAAGCCCTGGTCACAGTCCTGGGAACCATCTTATTCTGTATCCAGGCCGGTGTGGTCTGGTATCTGTTACAAGAAGAAAGGACGGACCCTCGGAGGTAGGGAGGTTGAGGAGATGAAGATACAAACGACATTTGATCTGGCCCTGGCCCTGGCTGTCGGGGCCATGTTTCTTTTTGGTCTGGCCGTCACGATGGTGGTGCTCTGGCCGCATCGGGTGCTGGTGACGATTGCCTTCCTGGTGTTAATCGGTGGGTTGGGAGCCATTCGGTTATACATGGCTCTGGAGCATCACCGTGCGGACATCCGTATCAAGGACAGTCAGAGCATGTTGCTCTACAATGGCGATAACGGCTTTGTCGTCCGTCATGGGGATCAAATTCTCAGTCATCTTGGTCAGTTGTCCCTGCCTTCGGGGGCCACCGTGGTGAGTGAGGAGACAGGAATGGGAGTGGGTATGATGCCCTTCCCCCAGACCTTTGGGGAGTTGATGGCTGCCGGTTTTGTGGGCAAAGACAAAGACTTTATCTTGGGTTTCCAGGCTGATGGGGCCCCAATACGCATGCCCAAGCTCACCAGCCTGGGTATTGGCGGTGTGCCAGGATCAGGCAAGACTGTGACCTTATTATCGCTCCTTATCCAGGCAGTGGCGAAATACCAGGGGAGAATTAAATTCCTGATTGTCGATCCACATATGCATGTGGACGGGGATGAGAGTCTGGTTGCCAAGATCAGCCCCTTGGCTCCCTACTTTTTAACGCTCGAAGATGTCCGGCAGACGGTACCTGCTGATGACGTAGACTACCTGAACCTGATCAAGCGCGTGGGTCAGAACCAGATCCAGAACCCCACCGAGGGCGGGTCTGAACTCATGGGCTGGATGCAGATCTTTGAGATGGAGATGCACGCCCGCATGCGGGGCAAGACCGGAGACTATTGGGTCATTGTTGCAGATGAGTTCGTCGAGGTGATGGCTGATCCGAAGACCTCCAAAGCGATCTCTCTGGTGATTGAAAAGATCAACCAACAGGCCCGGAAAATGAATATGTTCGCTATCCTGTCTTCAGTCGAATGGAAGTCCTCTCGTTTAGGAGGAACCGAATTGCGGGATAGTATTGCCAGCTTTGTGGTGCATAACATGCCAGAGCGTTTGGCCTCCCTGATTGTACCCTCAGATATTGCCAGGGAAGCACAGAAACTCAAACAGGGGGAGGCCATTCTGACCACCCGTGGCAGCATGCAGATCGGCAAGGTCCCCTTCGCTGACAATGAGGATGCCATCCAGGTGATTGGCCTGTACCCCCCGGACTATGCCATCCTGGAAGAGGCCATGACGGGGGAGATGAAAGTGCTGGCACCCGTTGATCCGCAGGCGGAGACCCAACCGCTTAACACGAGGGTCCTGGAAATCCCCGAAGATTTCACGGTGGGGGAATTGGAGGATGTCCGTAAAGCGTTCCTGGATGGATTGACCGAGGCGGATATTGCCAAGGCGGTGTATGGCGTCAAGTCTGGTCCTGAGTTATCCCTGGCGCGGATCAAGGTTCAGATGATCCTGAAATGGATGGTCCAGTATTATGCACAAAGATAGGATGAAGAGGTCATATGTGGGCGGCATGGGATTTAACCATTGAGGTGGGGAAGCGGAGGATGAAGCGGATGATTTCAAGTTGGCTACGCAAGCAGCCCACGACTGGCCTCGGCAAGACTGGACAGTTCTATGTCTATCGATTGCGTTACCCGAATAACCCAGAGGTGTTCGGCTATCTCTCTGGGAGTGTGTTCTATGTGGGCAAGGGCACCAAGGATCGGGTGTCCGCCCACGAGAAACAAGCGCGGGCCATTCTCAAGCGTGGGAACCTGATGAAGCTCTCCCACAAACACAAAGTCATCATCACCATCTGGGATACGGGTCACAATGTGGTCCAGGAAATAGTCGGGCGCACAGATGATGAGACCGTGGCCTATGAAGCGGAGACCGAATATATCAACTATGAAGGTTTGGCCCGACTGACCAATGAAACCTATGGTCATCGTCCCAAGCCCAAGCCGAAGACCATCTTCGCACCACCCGCCAAAACAACAAGAACCCCCCGACCTAGACGATGAAGTCTGGGCCAGGGGGCTTTTTTCTTTGTGTTCTGTTAAGCGGCGGCGGGTTAGGATTGGGCTTGGGCTTGGACTACCGGCTGATCAGATACCGGAGCCGATACCACAGGGGTAGCCGGGAGTGAAACACCCACGGCAGCAGGGACAGTCGGGTTAAGAGTGATCGGGTTGGCCTTGAGTGCCAACACCGCCTGTTCGATAAGTGCGGATATCGTTGCATTATCCACCTTCACTCCCATCGTCGAGAGTTGTTTTTCGATAAGCTCTGTTGCCACCTGCTTCTTCCCCGCACCGTTTAACTGCGAAGAGGCAGTCATTTCCGTAGCGGCGACAGCAGTATGAGCGACATCAGCGACCACACTTCGCACATTCACGGGGGTCTTGGCAATGGCACCATTGACGACATAGACCAGACCCGCCACCAGAGGGGGGACAATATACGGGGCCAACGCCAGGAGGAGGGCATTGAGTTCGAGGGCTGACATGTCTAATCCTTTATTTCTGTGATGAGAACTGCTGAAGCACGGTGAGCGCCGCCACGGCATTATCAATGGCTGTTTGCTCATCGGGGGAAATGCCAGAACCAGTTGAGGTGGTGCCACTGGCGAGTTGTGCCTGGAGGGTCTCAACCTGTTGTTGCAGGTTCGTATTGGCCGTGGTCAGAGAGGACACTTTGGCGGTATCCGTATTTTCCTGCGCCGTGGCCGCTGCCAGTTGGCTATTCAGCTTGTTGATCTGTTGGTCCCGGAGATAGATTTCAATCCCCAGTTCGGGTTCATTGACCACGCCCTTGGCCGGGGTCCACCAGAGCATGCTATCCCGGAACAGTTGGACCGTGCCGGACCCCAAGGAGGGCACATGCAAGAGGACCGGGTTCTCGGCATGGGTCTTTTCCTGTGGGACATTGGCCGCATTCCAGGTATGATTTAAGATATAGGTCCGAAAGCCATCGACCACCGGGATGTTATTCGGTGGGGTCAAGGTCTTTCCGTCGTCTTTCCAGCCTGTTGGTGTACCCACAGGAATACCTCCTTGCACGAGAGGCATGGCCTGTCCGTGCATAATAATTGCCGTGGCCCACAAGAGTTGCAGTTTGGATGCATCATACTTGCGGGGGCCAGGACGGAGACTATTGGGATTATAGAGGTCCGTGACATTGGCCGGGTCCCGGACCAGGAAATTGCCATCCGAGGTCACTCCCGTCAGGACCACAATATGATTACCCACCGGGGTCCAATAATAGGGCACGGTATCATTGAGGCCAAGGTCATAAAAACTAAACTCCGGGGCACAGATAATGACCGGATACCCGGCCTTGAGCCACCCACGGATCTGGTTCAGATTGAGACCAAGCGGATAGTATTTCAGGTTCACTTGAGCCAGCAAGCGGTATTCCTGGTCCAGGGTCATGCCTGCGGTATTGGAGATCGCATTGGAGCCATCATATTGGGCATACCATGCCTCCGCTTCTGTGATGACCTGACTGACTGTTTTGGTACACGGCTTTCCAACCGGAGCGGCGGCATCCACGATGGCTACCGAGAAAAATCCGCAGGCATCCTGGGTCTTGGCTGGTTGGAACTGGTCAGCATCACAGAAGTCCGCTATCTCTCCTTTTGATGTAACTTGGACCATCGGTGTCCTTCCTAATAAGCTAGCCACCAGAGCGGTGTTCTGGATGGCGGTCTGGTATTCCCAGAGGACCACCGGGTCTTGGACCACCTGCGCCGGATCATTGGGGCCAAACTCTGTTGAGAGGTCCGCTGTGGGGATCACACACTCAAACCCGGCATATTGGTCCACATAGACACCGTTTAAGTACGACGTATAGACCTGTGGCAACCAGACGGTGATACTGGGGGCGATGATTTGATAGACCTCCAGGAGATTGTGGTCCTGGGGGTTAGCGAGGGTGGAGGCATAGAGATAGCCGCCATTCGTCACCAGGGTTTGATTGAACTGTGTGGCCCAACTGGTCTGACCAGCCCATGCCTCTTCGATGTCCACACAGAAGAGGCTATAGGCATTGAGATATTTATAGACCAGGGCCAGTTCGAGGTCCAGCTTGGAACCCTGGCTATTGCCATAGAGATAGCCATAGGGGATCACACTGACCCCCTGTTTTTCCATGGTGAGCTTGACAGCAGCGAACCCACCAATGGGGCCATACCATTCATCTGGTCCACCACTGACCCCGCCATTGGCCCCATCAAAGACCTTGACCAGCACACTCTCAAAGCCATGCTGATCGGCGAATTGCGCCACCTGAGAGAATTGGACCAGGGACCATTGGGCGGTCTCGGCCCCCAGAAAGAGGGAATGACCCAGGGCCATCAGAGGGAGCGTGCAGTCCTTGACCATTAATGCCTCCAGTGTCGGATCACATCGATCACTTCCACCACTAAGATAAGAGAGACCACCACTAATTCGGCGTTTGCACTGTTCATGTTAATCGGTTCTAGGGGGTAAAGGTGATATGTTGAATAAATTGGGCCAGGAAACCCAGGAGGGAGATAAGAAAGGCAGCGATGGCAGCGACCTTGGTGAAGTTGGTCCACCCTCGTCCTTCGATGCGGTCCATCTTGGCTTTGAGTGCTGCGACCTCCTGTTGCATCACAATGAAGGATTGCATGCTTCCCCGGCCATCCTGCACCATGCGATCATAGTCCTGGAACTTGGCCGCAGAGATATTGACATGATCCGAGACCTTGACCGTTAACCCCTCCTGGACCGTGGAGAGACGGTCAATCTGTGTTTCATTGCGGGTCACGCGCTCGACCATGATCGAGTGCTTGGGGTCATATTCGGTGCGGGGGACAAACATGGAGGCCAGTTCCCGTCTAAGGTCCGCCTGTCCCGCCTGAAATTCCCCACGGAGCTTATCAATGCTGGTGACTTGCTCACGACGGATCTGGTCCAGTTTGTCCGGGATTTCATCGAGCTTATGGTCCAAGTCATTGATCTGTCTGAACAGGGCATCCCGATTGTCCCGGAGTACCGAAATGATATCCGAGACATCGGGCACATGTTCATCACCCTTATGCTGGTTCGGGTTCTGAGAGGGAGACATGACGAAGAAGTCCTTTCTCGATATCCATCTCCCAATCTCCCGTACCAAGGTCCACATTGTATCTCATTTCAACCGTAGTTATAAATGTACGCTGTAAGCTAGCCAGGGTGTGTTGGGCTTGTTGGATCATAGTCTGCTGCATACGTAAATCAGCTAAGTCTTCATTGGGGAGAATGATGACGGGATTACCATATTGATCGGGATGGTCGAGGTGATGGCGGTGCATGCTAGCTCCTTTAGTTTACCGTTAGTTTAACTGCGTGGGGCGAATGAGCATGGCGACCATGCCATTGGTATCCGGCCCCGCCGTAATCGAAACGCCAAGCGCGGTCAATCCAGTATCGGCTGAGGTGGCTGCGCGTACTTTGCCTGCCCCATCCGAGACCACATAGGTTCGTTCGGGGATTGTGCCCGAACATTGGACCAGAATACGGCCACCCATGGAGACATATTGGGTATACGGTAGGGTATCATCATAGGGTTGATTATAGATGGTATCTCCATCCGGGACATTGGGGACGCCCAGACCAAAGCCGGGCAGTTGCACGATGGCTCCGGCAAGGTTACATCCCGCATGCGGACACTGCGCAATATAGGGATTGCCATCACTGGGACAGACGATGGTGCCGGGAGCATAGACCTGATCCACCTCATAGATTTCGGCAAAGTCAAAGGTATCAAAGGCAAGACCCGTGGCGATACTGGCACTGGCGGAAAGCGTCTGGTAGGACCCTTTGATGACATAGTTCCCATTGGCCCGGATCTCTGCCAGCTTGGTGCCATTTTCTTGTTTGAACCCCAGACCCACCCCGAAGGCGATGAAGCTGTTGGTGCTGGCATTATTGGGCATAATATGGATGCCGCCATTCTCAATTTTGAGCCAGTCCTGAGAGGCATTGGTCCCGGTGATACGGACCCAGTGGGCATCACCGCCGACCGCATAGATATAGGTGTCATTCCCATTGGAGGCATCAATAATGGGGTTATAGCCAATGCGTCCAAACAGTCCACGGGATTGGAGCATGCCTCCACCATCAGAGATTTGACCGACATCGACTGGAGTTCCGCCGATACCAGAGGCACGCTGGAAGTGGATGATGCCACCGGAGGAGAGTGCACGGATGTTCAGGTTATTGCCATCCGAGGCATCGAGCATGTCCCCGGTATAGGTCGAGCCAATCTTGCCGCCACCGACTAACAGATTGCCATCATGGGATGCCTGAAAGGTCAGGGTGTTCGAGGAGTTAAAGAGCTTGAAGGCCCCACCGAAGGTTGAGTTAATCGGTGCTGTGGCTCCCAGACTGGCATCGGCTGTGGTATCCGTATAGGTCGTCGTGGTGTTATCCGCTATGGTCGCCACCAGCTTATAGGCTGTTCCACCACCGACAATGGTACGATAGACCTTGCGGGCAACAGTGCCAGTCGGTCCTACGGTGATGCCAGAGAGGGTCACTTTCTGATTGCCAGAGGTCGTTGTCACAGAGACCGTAGGGGAAATCAGGGTCTCACCATCAGCAGAAGCATAGGTATAAGCATAGACATAGAGGCCAATCCCCAGGCTGGTCCCAGACGCCAGGGCAGTGGTGGGGGCACTAGAGGGACCCGCAGCGATGGCTTTTGCTGAGATGTTGTTTTTGACAATGACATTCTGGTCCTGCATGGAACCAGTCAGCAGGTTGTAGTAGTCGTTGAACCAACTGGAGGTAATGATATTGGAACCCCCGGAGCCATTGGAACGCAGGGTGAGTGGCATGTTGTTCCTTCTTAGAAGATCTGGAGGGCGTAGTTGACATCAATCTCCACATCATTCGTGTTGTTATGGTTGTAGCCTAGAGGGGCATAGTTGTGCAGGTTCGCATTCATCGCCCCTATCGCCGCTTGCTCGGTGAGGCCGACATGGGAGATGAAGGCATTGGTCAGGGCACTCCCGGCAAAGAAGAACTGCATCGTATTCATGCCGGTGCCACCGGAATACGCTGCACTCATGGCCATGCGCGTATTGGCATTATAAATTGGGTCATATTGCAGTTCATTGGTCACGACCGCCATCGTATCATTGGTGGTCACTTCCCGAACCACAGGATCACCAAGGGCATGGGCATTGACTGTCGGGGCAGTCAGGCTAAAGGTAGAGACCCCACCCACCACCGTAGCCGGGCCTGTGATGGTGACGACTTCCTGTGCAGAGAGACCAGCAGAGAGCACGAGTTGTGTATCCCCGGTCAGCGTCGGATCACCGTTTAACTGAACAGAGGTGACACCCGCCAGCGTGGCTAGATTGAAGGTGGTGTATACAGAGTTGAGCACTAAATAGATCGGCGGCGTATATTGACCAGAGGGCGCGGCGGCATGGGCGGTGATCCCATAGTTCGTCAGCAGGTTGTGGAACTGGCGCTTGGGCACCCAGAGGCCCTCTTCACGCTCCTTGATCAGCCATTGGGCGCTGATGACTGCTCGGTGGTTAAGCGGTGGGAAGTTAGGAGGCAATGGTAGAGAAGCCTGGATAAGCGTCATGTCCGTCTCCTGTTGGTGTCGTTCTGGCATAATACACGCCAGTCTGCGTGGAACGGGTAGCTGTGGTCACTGTCACCTGGACATTGGCATTATTCCCGCTGGTAATCTGAATGGTTTCCTGGGTGTCCGTCTGGTCATCCTGGAAGGTCGAGAGCGTGGGGAGCTTTAATAGATAGTCAATCAAGTTCCAATTCCAGGCCCCTAATGAGACATGGTAGACAAAGTTCCCGGCTCCTAAGGGGGCATATTCCACGTCCTGTACCAGATAGGTGGCATTGATCCCCCGCAAGGGGTTGACGACTTTGATGGTCATCCCCGATTGGAGGCCCCCTTTATAGATGTCCACCTTCAAGGAGATGAGGCCCAAGGACTGTTGGGCTAACATCACTTTACATCGCTGGATCGCTGTGGGTAGATCGAAGATGGTATTATCATCAACACTACCATCCAGATATGGATTGCCAAAGAACTGATGACTGGTCTCATCTGTCAACACCAAGGAGAGGGGATAGGAATAGCGATAGCCCGCCAGGACCGTCGCGCCTGCTGGTGGGGCCACATCAAAGGTGATGGTCTTTCCACCCACATCCAGGATCAGATTGCAGGTGCCACCCTGACTGATGAGTTGATCCGCTGTGCCACTGATCCCAATCACCTGGGCTACCCCGTTGACGGTGATGTGGTATTGCCCATCCGACATCTTGGACGGATAATAGGCGAGTGGAAACAGGGTATTTGACCCATTCGCAAGCGGGCTAAGATCCTGGTAGAAGTCATTCGAGAGCTTCTGACCACCATAGAAGAAGACCCGATTAATCGCACTATTATCATCCACAAGGTATTCCACCACACTATGGGGGAAGCTCAGATGAAAGTCGGGGTTCGTCGTCAGACTAAAGGGCGCAGAGGAGGCTTGGGTGGGTGGGATATAATGCAGATTTTTCTGATAATCCACAAACAACAAATAGCCCGTAATACCAGCTATTGTCTGTACTGCAACTTCGAGGGTCACGTTGCGGAAATTTTTTGTCTCAAAGGTATAGGCGGCATTGGCTGGAAGGTATTGGAGATTGATCCAGGACGCATACCGATTGATCAGATACCGGAGGATGGCAACATCCGTTCCTCCCGTAAAGATTTCGTTGATCAAGACGCGCTGTAGGCTGGTGGAATAATCAATCCCCTCGACCGTGGTAAAGTTCTGCTTAGTTTGCCCCAGGACCGAGGTCGTGGTATCGGTATACTTGGTAGCAAACCCTCCAAATACAATTATACCAGAAGCGTCCTTAATAATTACTTCACCCTGTCGAACAAGGACTGGCCTGCCCCCAGAGGGTATCGTCTGTCCGGCACCTATCGCTGTGCTCATCGGTCCCAGGGAGGTATTGAACTTGAAGGTTGCAGCCCTGCCCTGGGTGGCACCGGAGTTTCCGGCTCCGGCACCTTGACCAAGACTGTCATGGATGTCCAGACTGAACTGGTCCACATAGGCTGTGATATCCTGTCCGGCCATGAGTATTTGAAATGCCATCTATCTAAAGGCCCTCCCCAGACCATTCATTTGCATCTGGCCTGTGAGTTGGTTCAAGACGACCTGACTAATGGTATTGCCATCCAGCACCAGATTAATGGTCTGGACACCATTGGCATTGCCGCCTGCGATGCCACCGCTTGATGCAGACATGCGGTTCAAGGCCGGAGCACCAGCAATGCCACCAGCCGCTTGATTGACCGCACCGGTTAACAACGGAGCATTCTCGGCTATCCCACTGGCAAACATGCGCATCATATTCGGCATCCATTTATCATCATCCGCCAACGGTCCCATTTTAGCCGGTGAGTGGTGCGCCAGGAAGTTTGCTACCTGTCCAGCCGCATCCTGGACCTTCTGTGTCACCGCACTGATAGCTGATCCCAGTCCATTTGCGAATTGTTGCATCGCTGTGACCCCAGAGTTAAAGAGCATGCTACCCAGGTTTCCCAGGGCATTGATGGCCTGTTGTGGCAGACCACGGATCAGGTTCAGGCCATTATTGATGCCGTTCGAGATGGCATTGCGAAAACTACTCCAGGCATTGTTGGCCCCGGAAACGATATTGGAACCGAAGGACTCAATGTGACTGATACCACTCGCCACCAGATTGATGATCAACACCAAGACCGCTGTGGCTACCGTGGACACTATAGTACGGAAGAGGTTAAAAGCGGCAGTCACCGCCGAGACCACGCGTGATCCCAGGGTGGTAAACCAGTTGATAATCTGGTTAATGATGCCCACAATGAAGGCAACAATGGCATTAAAGATATTGATGAAGACATTGCGGATGGCGTTCATCATATCCGGGATGATCGAGTGCCCCACCAACACCGTTGCCAGATGGGTGAAGAAGTTAATCACTCCCATAACGAAGGTGGAGACCGCACTGACGATGGTGCCAAAGGTGGCGACAATGAGACCGAGGACGACCGAAAACACACCTTTGATGAGTTGCATGAAGCCAGTCCCAAACTGCTTCACACCTGCCAGAGCCATCGACCAGTTACCCGTGAAGAGACCAACAAAGAGGCCAATGAATGCCTTGACGATGCCGATGATCATATTAAAGACACCGGACCATGTAAGGACCAACCCACCCAGGATCATGCCGATCCCCAGGATGAGCGAAGCAATCCCCTGGACCAAGGCTCGGAGTGCCCCGACCACCAGACCAATAGCCACGACAATCACGCCACCAAAGATGGCACCCAGGACGCGCAAGACGGTCCCCAGAGATTGCCCATTGACCCCCAGATTATGAAACCAGCTTCCCAGTTGTTGGAAGGTGGAACTGAAGGTCGATCCAATGAAAGACCCCAGGCTCTTGAACTCAGACCCGATAGCCCGTAGCACGTTGCCGAGGGGCGTCGAGGTGGTAGCGGCATTCCTGATCCACATCACCAAAGCTGTGAGTCCCGCTGCCAACAGCACAGAGGCAGCGACTACACCGAGAATAACCACCGGAATAAGTAACAAGGGGGAGAGAAGGCCCATAATGCCCATGACCACAATAGCAATCACGAGCCCGATCCCGGACAGCGCCGTTCCCATCATCAAGAAGGTCGGTAGGGCTTGCTGATGTGCCAGCGCCAGGGTACGAATATGGGAGATAAACTCATTGAGCTTGGTGGCACCAGAGGCCAGTTCAGAGAGGAAGGGTGTGCCAATCACCACCCCCAGGTCCGTCAAGGAGGATTTGAGACCTGCCGTGGCACCAGAGAGCGTTTTCATTTGCTCTTGCCACCGTTGCGTCACACCCCCGGCATTATCCTGCGTCTGGTTCAGGGTCTTCATGTAACCATTGTATTTTTGCAGGTTTTCCAGGAGGTCCTGGATACCCTGTCCACCGCGCACCGAAAACACATCCTTGAGGAAGGCCGAGAGTTCCGCGCTATTCATGCCCTTGGTCGCTTGAGAGAGCGTTTGAAGATCTGTCGTCCAGTCCTTGGTGGTGCCATTGGCATTATAGAAGGCATTCTGAACGGCCTTGGTGGACGTGGCCCATTCCTCAAACTTGGTATCCAGAGAAATTAACCCGGCATTCTGAGCCGCCGTGAACATTGCTTGTAAGCCCTTGACCGTGGTATCATTCTGCTCTACGAACTGTGCAGATTGCGCTCCGGTACTGATTAAGGACTGACCCAGGGCTTTCACAGCCGGGTTCGTGGCACTGACTGTCACCAAACCCACAGACGCCAAGGCGGATAAGGCCGTAGCTGTAGGAGCCGTGATAGCTGCCATGGCATAACGCAAAGCGGTCCCGGCTGTAGACGTATTGCCCATCGCTGGCCCTAGCACATCTAGGGAAGCCACGACCTGATCAAATGGGACTTTGAGACGTTCAGCCGCAGGGGTGACTTGTGAGAGGGCGGATTGGAGTTGTGAGACCGACCCAGTTTGGTGTTCATAGGCGAATTGGAGGAGGTCTGCATATTGAAGCGCCTGGGATGCCGGAGCCTGCATCGCTGACATCGCCTGAGCCAGGAGACTAAACCCCTGCACAGCCGTAGAGCGCGTGGCAATCCCCAGGTCGATACCAGCCTGAGCCATGCCATTCATGATGTCCTGAAGGGTGTAGCCAGAACGACCGAGCACCGCAACACCATTGGCAATGTCCGTGGTGGTATATGTCGAGGTCGCTGCCAAGTTCATCAGCTTATCAGCATATTGGGTAGCGACATCCATCGAGGTATGCGTGGAGACCGCCAGATTATAGATCGCTTGCTGAAATTCAGAGGCGGCATCCACTGATTGTTTAATGGCTCCGGTAAACAAGCCAAAGGTGGTAGCGAACCCACCCAGGACGCCAAGTGTGGCTATCTTGGCCCCTAGATCCTGGATACCGAGACCATTCGAGAGGAGGTTACGGTACATCTGGGAGAGCAGGCCGTTAATCTGGCCCAATCCCGCCGAGGCTACATCATCCAGGAAGATACGGATGCCGATATCGGCTGTACCTGCCATGTCTTAATTCCTTGTAGTTAAGCGGTGGTCCGGTTAGTCCACCTCGGTCTTATCCCAATAGTCATTGGTGTCTTCCTCCCCAAAGCTGAAAATCTCGTCAAACCCCGGCTTGAGACCAGCTTGCGCCGGAGAGGAGTTCGATCCACCGGACCGGGACTCCATCTCCTTGTTCTTCTTATATTGATAGGCTCCGGTTTCCTCAAAAACCACCGCCAGATACATCGCTTCTTCCTCCGTCAGCATGCCCACTTCTTTGGGGTTCCAACCAAACTCGGTATAGCAGGCATACCGGAAGGCAAAGGCCCGGATGTCTATTTGTGGTTTGGCACTTCCTCCGTCGATAAGGCTGCGACGGACGGACTCCCGAAAGGGTCATACTGTTCTGCCTTGACCTCCGTTGCCCCCAGGATAGCCGCCGCTAGTTTGTCCAACAAGGAACCATCCAGCTTGAGAATGTTGGCACGGGTCAACGGAACTGGCTTTCCCGGGGAGTATTCAAACGGCCAGTGCTTCAAACCGATTAACACGATCTCCTTGGTATAGGCCGCTTGGTCCTGTTTGGTGATGATGGGCAGGCCATTCTTGTCAATCTGGATTTCAATGGCCGCTTCATTGGCCCGTTGACGCTCATCAATCGTGAGGGAACGACGGATGCGGAAGGGGAGGTCCTTGCCGTGGTGCTCAATCTGAATGCTGACCCCCCGATCTGAAGGGTCAGCCGAATAGTCCTCCCAGAGGAATGCGTTATCTGCCATAGCCTGTGTCCTTTCCAAGTTAAGCGGTGTAAGAGGCAACGGTATTCTGAACAAAGCCGGTGATGAGCGAAGACCCAGGAGGCACGAGGGCTGTAGCCTTGGCCTTAATCATCACATTATCTTTCCCGGTATCATGCTCCACCGTATCATAACTGATCGTCGGCAGGTTGATACTGAGTTCCTGATGATAGGTGTTCGAGATGACGGGACCCTGAAAGTCCAACGTGAGGGAGTCATTGGTATTATTGCGCCATCGGTCATAGATCGTCGTGTTATCAAACCGAGCGGTAAACTCACATTTGAGATCCCGTTCACCATAATAGACCGTGACAAAGTCCTGGGTGCCATTGGCCGGATACCAGAGGGTGATCTTCTGGGAATAATCAATCTGAAGATCCGTCACGTCCGTAGAGACCACGTTATCCACAAACTTAATGGTCGGGGCATAACCAGCAAAGGGGAGCAAGGTGGAATAGGTCGGGGTGGGTGGGGAAGCATTGGTCTGCGCCCAGAGACCGAGCCATGTGCCATCCAGTTCGAGGAGCTTGCCATCCGTGGTAAAGTGGAGGGTCCACTTCTCTAACACCGAATAGGGCACATAATAGGTGACAGCATCCAGACTGCGATTAATCGTATACGAAGGAGGCACATCTGCGAGGTTGAAGGTATGTTTATAGACAGTGGGGTCAGTGGAGATGGCCGGTTGGGTGGTCGTGGGGAGGCCCATGCCTGCCCAGAATAAGATCGGGCTGACATCATTATAATACGGGCCCTTCATGTCCACCGAGGATTGGCGTACGGAGTCCACAACCCCATAGTTGGCGTTCCGGTCTCCGCGTTCCTCATTCAAGTATTCCCGCTTTTTACCACCCTTAAATGTGGTCTTGGTGGGAATAAACTTGGAGGGGGTCATCACGGCGGTTCCTGGCGTGGTCTCTCGTGCGATGCCCGTCCAGGTCTTTTTACTAATTGCCATTTGTGTTCCTTAATCAAGAGGGATATTGAACTCGGTGAGGACTTCAAAGGTGATCACCAGCGCAATCATTGGGATACCCGCCTCTGTATGTTGGGTGATCTGGAGAGCCTTCGCTGACACCTCGATAGCCAGCCCATTGAGGGTCTGGTTATTCCAGGCCGAGAGAAAGTTCATCCAGGGCATCACATAGCTATACGCACGGCTAATCGCCTCGGAGATATTGGTACGCCGGAAAACATGACGCATCCCGAAATTGAGGGCGATTTTGAGCTTGCCATTGGTATCCCCAAGCACTTTGGCTCCCACCAGGGGCAACACTACCGAATTATCCTGTGCAGGTTGGTCCGGCAAGGTCTCATACACCGTCGTCACACTGGGGATCTGGGCTTGGATGAGGAGGGCAATCTCATGCACAATCGGCGTGACATAATCATCAGCGGGGGTAAACGGTCCAGGCATGTGTTAACTGCTTTTGTGGTAGGTGTTAACTGGATCTGAGAAAACGCTGAGAACCTGAGAAAGATTAGACTTTTTCAGATAACACGAAATTCGGGCCAGCTAACACTTTTTCGGGAATAAGCTAACAGGTCTCAATTGTTATAGACTGTAGACAGTAAGTTTACAGACTGATCTATAGATAAAGTCTAAAGTCAGTCAGTCTCGTCAGTCAGTCTATTGCCGGGGGGATATTCTGCCTTCCGCGTGGAAGACGATGAAGACGACGACTGTCCCCTTTTCCCTCTCTGGTCATACAGAGAGGGATTTTTCTTGGTCTCTTCCCACCGTTTAATAA